CGATAAGATGCTTGTTGCTTCTACTTTCTTAGCTAACATTGATGATGTAAAGAATCACTACGACATTCGTTCAGTTTACGCTAACGAGTTAGGTAAGGCTCTTGCACTTCGTTTTGACACTGCTATCTCTAAGACATTCATTGCTGCTGCTCGTAGCTCTGCTGTTATCACAGGTGGTAAGACAGGTGGACAACTTGATGTTGCTAACAATGACTTCAGTGCAGGTGATGTTGCTGGTACTCCAGCTGCTGTTACAGGTGCAGAGTTAATTACTGCTTTGTTCACAGCTGCTCAAAAGCTTGACGAGAACGATATTCCTAGTGATGGACGCTTTGCAGTTCTTCGTCCTAGTGAATACTACAAACTTATTACAGGAGGTAGTGGTGCAGTTGCTATCAATACTTCTGCTGCTAATAAAGATGTAGGAGGTTCAGGATCACTTGCTTCTGGTAGCATTGCACAAGTAGCTGGTATCCAAATCTATAAGTCAACTCACATTCCATCAACTGATTTATCAGCTGTTACTACTGGAGACGGTGCTGCAAGCAATGATGTTTTCGGTGCAGGTGGAGCAGGATACAACGGTGACTTCCGCAATAGCTTGGGTATCGTAGGACACTCAGCTGCTGTTGGAACAGTTAAGTTACTTGATCTTGCTACTGAGTCTGAATATCAGATTGAGCGTCAAGGTACATTGTTCGTTGCTAAGTATGCTATGGGACACGGAATCCTCCGTCCTGAGTGTGCTATCGAACTTGTTTCCTAACTTAGGATTCTCTCTTCGGTGTTGGGGAGGTTTGGATTCGTTCCACTCCCCTTCACTGATATTTTTATTTATTAAGCTATGGCACTGACAACGAAACTAGAAGCGGTAAACATAATGATCTCTGTAATAGGAGAGTCACCTGTTAATACTTTAAGTGGAACAAGTGTTCCTGTAACCGTTACACAAGCAGTCCATGCGTTAGAAGAAACTAGTAAAGCTATTCAATCAGAAGGATGGCATTACAATACAGAGTATGATTATCCATTAGTACCAGATTCTAGTACTAGTAAGATTACTCTTCCGATTAACACTTTAAAGGTAGACTTAGACCCTGAGATATACACAGACTCTGATCCTGTACAAAGAGGTACTACACTGTACGACAGGAAGAACCACAGAGATACTTGGACTAAGAACTTAAAAGCTATTATTACTTTTGAGTTGGATTTTGAAGAACTACCTGAACAATTTAGACATTACATAGCTGTTAAATCAGCTAGAATCTTTGCTGCTAGGTTCTTAGGCAGTCGTGAGATAGAAGGATTTGCTTTGAGAGATGAGATAGAAGCAAAAGCTAGAGCTATTGAAAGCGACTCTGAGAATGCAGACAGAACTATCTTTGATAACTACAGCGTACTAAGAGTACTTGACAGGTAAAGATGCCACTGCTTAACACCAGTATTCCTAACCTTGCCCAAGGTGTATCACAACAACCTGACAATTTAAGATACCCTGGACAGTGTGATGAGCAGATAAATGCTTGGTCAACTGTAGTAGAGGGACTTGTTAAAAGACCTAATACAAGATGGGTTAGTGAATTTAACAATAGTGCTGTAACAGACATAAATAAAAGCACTCCTTCAAGTACAGGTGATCCTAGTTCTTTATTCTCACATTTTGTTAAAAGAGATAAAGACAATAAATATTGTGTACAGGTATCGTTGGGTGGAGGCACTCCTACAGTAGGTGTTGTTGATCTTGATAGCGGCAGTAATATAGCAGTAACTACAACATCTATAGCACAGAGTTATCTTAATGGTATCACTAATCCAGTAGAAGACCTAAGAGCTTTAACAGTAGTTGACTATACATTTCTTGTTAATAAGAAGAAGACAGTAAATAAATTAAATTTAATAAGTGAAGGCTATCCTAAAAAGAAAGCTTTGATATTTGTTAAACTTGGAGATTATGAAAAGACCTACACTGTTAAGATTAATGGTGATATAGTTCAAGGAACAGGACATGGCTCTGGAGGTGATTATACAAACTCACACCACGAACCTTCTCAGATAACAGATTTACAAGCAGCTACTTACTTCAGTGGTCCAAATACCACTGGTAAACACGCTGACACAGAATATATAGCTAAGGACTTAGCTTATGTGTTAGAGCGTACTTACGGTGCTTCTAGTGCAGGGGAAACAGGAGTCACAGGATTGACATTAAATACAGCAGGTTCTGGTATGCAAGACATGATTTTTAATGTCAGTTCTACAAGTGAGTTCTTCCTAGACAAAGTAAAAGATTATGGTCATAGTGAGAAATTATTTTTTACTGTAAATCAAGGATTAAATAGCAGTGCTAGAGGTTATGTTGAATTAGTAGGTGGGTCTGCAACTGAATTAGTAATTACTAACAGAGGACAAGGATACAACACAGGAGGAGCACCTCCTACACTTTCTTTCCAACCTAAATACTTTGTCCATGCTGATAAAACATGGCACGACAACGCACTTTACACTGCTGCTACATATCCAACAGCTACTGTTACACTTGGAGTTTTATCTACATATACGATAACTAGACAAGCATCAGTAATACAAATAGAAAGTAGAGATGCTGATAGTAACTCTGAGGATTTTGATGTTGAAGTTTCTGATGGGTTGGCTGAACAAGGTTTAGGTCTTATTTATAAAGAAGTAGATAATATTACAGATTTACCTGTTAAATGCTTCGATAAGTTTGTTGTAAAAATAATAGGTGATGCAGACTTAGAACAAGATGATTACTATGTTAGGTTTAAAACAAAAGACGGTACAGAATTTGGAGAGGGTTCTTGGATAGAGACTATAGGATGGAAACAAGATCAGAGTGATTCAACAGTCTATGAAGGCATTGAAACTCATTTTGACCCCAACACTATGCCTGTTACTCTTGTTCCTGTTTTTACAGGGGATACTATAACATCCTTTAATTTACAATCACCTGAAGAAGATGTAGTATCTGAACCTGATAGAGAAGTAGGATGGAGAAGCAGACAATCTGGAGATGACGAAACTAATAGCTTTCCTTCTTTTGTAGGCAGCAAGATTAATGATGTCTTTTTCTTTAAGAACAGATTAGGATTCTTAACTGATGATGCTGTGGTGTTCTCAGAAGCAGATGAATACTTTAACTTCTTCAGGACTACTACACAATCTCTGTTAGACTCTGCTCCTATAGATGTAGGACTCAGTCACACTAAAGTAGCAGTACTTCAGAACGCTTTACCTTTTCAAGAAAAGTTAATGTTATTCAGTAACGGTTCACAATTTGTACTTAGAGGTGCAGATATACTATCTCCTAAGACTGTAGCAATATCTCCAGTTACTGAGTACGATATATCAGACGGTGTAACTCCATTGGCTCTTGGTCCTTATATATACTTTCCGTTTAATCGTGGACAGTTTGAAGGTATGTTTGAATACTTTGTAGATAATAATACTGAGGTATTTGAAGCAGAAGAGATAACATCACAAGTTCCTAAATATATACCAACAAGTATAAGAAGAACAGCAGGTTCGGCTTCTGAATCTATGGTGTTAGTGCAAGACAGTACAAATCAAAACACATTGTATGTTTATAAATACTTTTGGAATGGAAAAGAAAAGATACAAAGTGCATGGCAGAAGTGGGTTTTCGCAGATAATATTACAGGTTTTGATTTCATTGACAGTACATTATACCTAATACTTGATGGTAAACAGTTAGTACAGATGCCTGTTGAAAACGCTTTAACAGAGGCAGGACTAGATTACACATTACTGTTAGATAGTAGAATTAGTAGTTCAAATGCTACCTATGTCAGTTCTGTTGCTTACACGAGGAGTGGTGGATCAGGAGTAGTATTTAACGGTGTAACTCAATTTAATGTTACTAAGATTACCACTACTGGAGGATTTGTATTCAAAGCTGGTATGGCAGTGTACACTAAGAATGGTAACAGAAGAGCTTTGACTATAAGTAACTCTGTTAATAACGAAGCTATTGTGAATGGTCAGTTAGCATCTTATGTTAGTGATGGAGGTACATTATATAAATGTATCCAAGGTCACACTTCATCTAGTTCTATACCTACTAGTGATACTAATTATTGGGAAGTAACTTCAGAAGTTGTAAGTGCTGCTGCTTGGTCTGATGAAAGCTATCAGTACCTAAGTGAGGATGACTTCTTCATAGGATATGAGTATGATATGTTATACAGGTTCTCTAAACAGAACTTGAAACAACCTACAGAAAGAGGAGGACGATCTGCATCTGACTATACATTCCAAACTATCCGTAACGGTAGTATTGAGTATTCAGAGACAGGACACTTCACTGTAGAAGTAACACCTAAATTTAGAGATAAATACACTTACACTTACAACCCAAGTTTGTTAGCCTCTGTCAGTACACTTAGTAAATTCACACCTGAGACTGGATTCTTTAAGTTTGCTGTACAAGCTCAACCTAATGATGCCACTATCGAAATTAAATCTTCTAGTGCTTTACCAGTGAAACTGTTAGCAGCAGAGTTTGAATCAACAATTATATCAAGGAGTAGAAGATATGGAGGTTAGAATTGAACCTAGTATGGCAGACCTCGATGCTCCTATGTTATATGAGGACTTACGAGAAGAGGATATGATGGAGTGTATTGGATTGATGCACCACCCTAGAGATGCTGTGTACGGATCATTTGAATCAAGCAGTAAATGCTACAGCGTCAAGACAGATCAAGACGGTCTATTAGCTTGCTTTGGAGTTAGTCCGAGAGGGAATGTAGGTATAGCTTGGTTGTTAGGTACTAGGAAATTTTATACGATAAAGAAGAAATTTGTTAAAGAATCACAAGAGTGGATAGATGACTTGATGGATGGATTTGACTACTTAACAAACTATGTCATGGAAGCTAATACACTTAGTGTCAGGTGGTTAACTTGGTTAGGTGCTACTTTTGAAGATTGCAATTATCCTGGTTATAAGTCATTTAAGATAGAGAGGAAGTAATTTATTATGTGTTTTCCAGCAATAGCAGCAGCATTACCAGCAATCTCAGCAGGATTAGGAGCAGGATCAGCTATATTAGGATATGCAGGACAAAGACAACAAGCTAAAGCACAAGCAGCTTATCAAGCACAGTCAGCAGCAGCGGAGCGTCAAAGAGCGTTACAGGAACAGACCTCAATCCGTATGCGACAAGCACAAGAGCAAGAAGCTACGGCTAGGGAACTTGAACAAGTCAGTAGGAAATCTCAAGAA